AGGAACCTGTACCGCCATTAGCTACGCTTAAATCAGTTCCTGACCAATTGCCGTTATTAATAGTGCTTAAAGTAGCTAAAGAGCCAAGGCCAATAGAAGTTCGTAAAGTCGCGCCGGATTCCGCTACCGGGTCCGTGGTGCCGTCACCGACAAGCATTTCGCCGTTATTTAATACCGCCATAGCTGTTATAGCGCCGGTACCGTTGCCTAAAAGAATGCCGCCATCGATTAGCGTTGATACGCCGGTACCGCCTTGGGCTACCGAAACTTGGGCTACAGGCTCTAATGAAGTACCACCGGCGTTAACTCTAATGATAGAATTCGCTGTTAGTGTAGGTAGCTTATCCATAGCCGTTTCAATAGCACTAAATTCACCCCGTATATCGGATGATGATCCTTGTGCGTTAGTAGCCGGTGTACCACTCGGCGTATAATATGGTGATGCCATGATTACCTCAATTGTCTACGGTGCGCGTACCTGATCATAGCGCCTGTTAAGTTCATAGGTGAAAAATAATCGCTATTTTTTCTAATAATTATCGAAATATTTTCGCCACTACCTTCTAATTTTAGATTAGAAGGTGTTAAATTAGACCCATCCCAAACGAAAGCATCCCAAACGAATGCATCCCATAATACAGAACCAAATTCTAGTACCTCATTTTGGACACTAGGTTGTGATATGTCTATCGAATTATACCCTAATTCTGTAGTAAAGTTAAATTCAGCGTACCCGCTGCCGGTTGCCTCCATAGTAACGCCGAGATACTTTTTTAAGTACCTAACAGACTTCGCAAAACTATAAAAAGTCTTAAAAAAAGCCTCGATAGGCTCGCCATCAAAAGACGTACCTTTATCTAATTCATAAACTTTACCGTTGTCTGATCCAAACACAATAATCTCAGTACCATTATTTTCTTCTAACGAAAATATGCATGTTACAGCATCTGTAAATAAGACAGGCATTAGGCCTACTACTTTAACGCCCTCCGTAGTCACATATAAGCCTGAGCCATCGCTAAAGAATAATCGATATTGATTTTTATCCCGAGCAATGCATGATGCGCTAACAATTTTTCTTTTGCTATTAATAAAACTTTGAATGTGCCGAGATACCGTTGCTTGTTGGAAATTACCATAATCGAGCACTGTCTTTAATGTGGTAAGTCCTCGATCATCTAAAAACATTGTTTGGCCAAATTGCTGTATCGAGTGCTTAAAAGCTCCGAGCTCGTCACGAAATTTCACCAAATTCCAATCTAGTACGGAAGTGCCGTACAGCATGTGAACAGTGTTACGATTATATATACCTAGTGTGGCCGTAGTACCATCGCCAGGTTCTGATATGAATCCTGTTATCGTATCCCCGGTAGCTAATTCAGCAGCACCAAAAATAGGCGAAAATATATAAGGTTGTCCAATGCCGGAATGCTGAGCCGAACCGTCAAATGATAAAAATAAATGATTTTTATGCACGATTACATGCTGTGGGGTATCTAAAACCATACCTGTAACTATAGGCGCGAAAACTGTTCCGTCGAATTCAAACGCTCGATTCACGCCGTCAGCGCCGTAGATTCTTCGAGTTCCTGCAACACCACCAAAATTTTCTCGTACCATTTCGTAGCGTCCATCGACGAGTAGCGTTATTGCTGAACTATCACCGGCAATAGTGGCTACATTCGTATTAGCACCGACGTTAAGAGTCTCAGATTGGAAAGCCCCAGATTGTGACGCAAAAATTAAGCGCCCTGCAGCGTCGCCGCCCTGAAAGGACCCTGATTCAAGCATTACACGAGTAATAGTAGCTGTCTCGGTAGACGTAGCACCTGTGATCACGTCGCCTTCGGCTATAACATAAGTACCACCTGACGTAAATGATAATTCTCGACCCAATGCAACTTGAGTCCATCCCGAGGATGTTGACTTATATAAATCTGCAGCGGTACCCCCTACGTTATTTCTAAATCCATATTTCACGTCGTCGAGCATATAAATACCTAATATCGAGCCCGAACCCGGTATCGCAGATATATCGCCTCTAAATTCATCGGCAGCTAGATTTAAGTATTGAGCGTGTAACTTTGACGTTGACGCTGAACTTTGACGCGCTACAGATAACGCAGCGCCCTCAGTAGACGCCGAAACTTGTAAATCGTGGTTATCATCAAAGGTACCTGTAATCCTTGCTATAGTTAGGTAATTAGGCGTTACCGAAGTAACGACCGCTAGTACCTGAGCCGTAGCACCCGATACTAATTGAGTGATCGTGTCACCGACAGAAAATTCGCCAGTAATAGTAACGTCTAAAATAAAGTATTTACTTTCAGAAGGCGACACTTGGCCATCAAATATTTCATAGCCTTGAATATCAACATAACCTTGATTATTTATAGCAACTTCATAATTTTGAGTTTCACGAAGAAAACCCGATTTAGCATTCCACGGTTTAGTCTCAGTATTATAACCACCTTGAAAACGAAGATAATCAAATTTCGGCTTAGCTAATTTAGGTATGGTCATGCCATTGGCCCACCAACTCTGAATGGCTGCTCTTGGTTTCCTTTAAGCTGATTCATTAATCGGCGCATACCAGTCTGAGCCCTTGCAATAATTTCGGGGGCTGATTCAAATAACCCATAATATTCCATAGCCTGATATTTAATAAGGTCATGGTACGCCGTAGGCATTTCAGGGATATCGGCATCTATGGCCAGTATTTGTGCGGATTTATGATAATCACCAATAAGTGTATAGTCGTCATTAGGCGTTATGCCTAACTGAATTTCGTCTTTTGGGTTGACTGTAATATGAATAGGCTGAGCCGTTTGGTTTTGCAAAGCACCTGTTTTATACAAATATTCAAAGTTATCCCAAGGTGCCCAGGTCAATAATACCTGACCGCCAACACCTGTAGTCGTTAAATATATTTTAGGTGGATTTCTCGGATCGTCTAAGCGCCAAGTCTTAAATCGAGTTATTAACGCAGCATCGTCGACATCAGTACAATCACCAAAAGCATAAGTGTCAGTACCATCAACAGTATTAACGCTGAATTTTTTACGCAACCAACGCCAATTACGCGAGCCTTGTATTTCAAGATACGCATCAGCTACCCAATGAACAACACGATTAAGCTCACCTGATTGCCCAATAACTGAGGTAGGCCTAGGAGCAGGATCAGCACCTCCGGCGATACCACACTCTCGGGCCACGTCTTGACATATTTTTAAATAGTTAGACATGGGACTATGCTCTTACGTCATTCGATACGCGTTCTAGCCAAGCGACACCTTTAGGGTTTCTATCGGTCATAATTTGCAACGGATATCTATGAGATTTAGTTTCAGGATTTTCTACGGTCATTTCGTTATTATATTGATTAACAACTTCACGATTACCGTAACTTGATATTTTAGCGCGTAGTAGCACTTCGACATAGCATCTAGGCAACCATTGTTTTCTACCACGAACGATAAGTCTTAATCGACCGTTAACCCCAACAGTAAAAGAATGATCAGGGTACGTTGAGGCTGAAGGCATAACCATAATTTCGATTTGTTCCATATCAAATTTATGTTGATCCATTTTGTCCTCAAACTCTGCGCTATGAATAGATGTAATTCCTGGGCGCTCCACTTCAACATCGGCATGGATATCGTCATTTTTTTTAAATTCAATATCTACCTGATCTAAATGTTGGTACGCGTCACGGCTATCTTTACCTGACGGTTGTATTACCGCAGGGGCTTGTTTAGCGCTAAGGATTTCTAGCATTTTACCCATAGAGTCTTCGATACTTTCCATGCGTTTATCATGCGTTTTGTTTGATTCTGTGATTTGTTTTTCTAGCACTTTTAGGCTTAGATTTTTAGGCTTATCGGCCATGATGTTTTTTCCTTCTCTTTAAAAATAAAGCTAGGCTAACCTGTATGATTGCCTAGCTTGTTCAAGTCATATTATTAGTATAGCCTAACTTGCTTGAGTAGTCGTCATCCCATCTTGTACTTTACACATGCCATCAAGGTACCAATTAGTGCCATCAGACCATACATGAGCAAAATCGCCGTGAACCGCTTTATTAGCAATGAACGAAATAGTATCCGCATCCGTTACTGTAGCTACGGCACCTGCCGCATCTTCAGGAGACGCTAAGTTACCAACAATAATATTGTCGCTGCCATCGGTCACTATGGTATGTGTAGTCGTAGGTTCCGCGGCACCCGTATGGAAGAAATACTCTAAGCCCACTTTAGGCGCAGGTAACGTAGATACAAAACCTGTAACGGTATTAAGTATAAAGTGAGTACCACTTTCGCTAACTGCTATCGTTTTAGTTGTCGTGAGAACTGCGTGATTATCCGAAAACGGATAGATAATATCGTAGCCATCAGGGCCACTATTGCGTAGTCTTAATTGTGCGTTAGGGCCGAGTGTTAACTTGTCCGTAACGGTTAAATTTCTTACTCTTTGCGTATTTTTAGCCATGATCATTCCCCTTTAGGAAGTTACAACCCCTAGAACTAGCTAGGGGGATTTAAGATTAGTCTTCTTGTGGACGACTAGGCAGAATGGATACATCAA